TGTCTTCAATAATATAAGGAAGATCATTAGACACTGGAGTTTGCCACTTGTACTCACCACGAGCATTGTCTACCATGATTACATTTTTACCACCAAAGCTAGACATTTGATAAAGAGGCATTTCAACTTTCTGAGCCATTGCCCATAGGTCAACTGGACCTAAGTCCATTGGTTCTGCATCCTTCAACATGTTAACCAAGTGGTAAGAGTCTACGTGTGAACTTGCGTTGTACGCTGTATCCCGTAGAAAGATACCATTGTTTAAAACTGGAGTTGCCATTTATATATTTGTTTATTTGTTTACTAATTAAAAATTGCGTTTGAACATATTGTTCTTTTTCGCTGTTGGTTGTGCTTTTCTTGCTGTTCTTTTTACGCTTGTTGAATCATTTCTTCTAACTGAAGCTGATGAAGTAAGTTTTCTAGCTTGTTCAGCAGTCTTTAAAGCTCTAGCAGTTTTCTTTACTGCTTCATTTGCTCCTACTGATCTTACTTTAGTTTTGTACCCTTTTGGATCTGCAAGTAACCAAAGTGCTTCTGCAATAAGGTCATGTCTTGGTTCTACAAACTGATACTTCTCAAGTAAATGTCCTAGTAAGTTTGTTGGCTTACCAGATATAGAAGGGTAGTTAGGTTGAACTAGTCCTGAGAATAATAAACTTTGAGTTTTCTTATCTAGTTTAAGATCATCTAACTTTCCTTGAGCAAGTGTATTATATACGTTATCTTGGTATGCTTTTGCTTGCTCTGCTTGTTGAGCTTTTTTTTGCTCTTGATCTGCAAGTTGTTTAGCAACTATATGCTCTTGCATTTTATCCAACTTAGGTTTAAACTGTTTAGCTTTTTTACCAAGTCTTTCTAAATCTGCCCAATCTTGTATTTCAGCTTCTATTTCTTCTGGAGTTCCAAATCTTGTAGCATGAAGATATTGTCTTGCAATTTCTGCTTGATGAGCTTCATTATTAGGATCAAGTTCCATTGTATCTTCTACTTGAGCTAATGTTCTAAACAAACTTTTTAGATCCTGACCACCGTCTGCTACATATTTAGCAGCTACCTGCAGTTCTTCAGGTAAAGACTGAAAAAACTCTCTTGGAGTATCTTGTCTTATTTTTTCTTCTCTTTGTTGAAAATTAACTTCAAACAATTCTCTAAAGTCTTTAGCGCTATATTCTTCAATTGGCTTATCATCATCAAATGGTAACAAAGTACCTTCTTCAATCATTTTATTTGCCAAATCAACTAAACCACTTTTGTCTACTTTAGGTCTTCCTACTTGAGTATCTCCCTCTGCTTCAGAGATCATATCATCTAATTCTGATATTGTTTCTTCAGCAGTTGCAGGTTCAGTGTCTGTAACTTCTTCAGATGTTTCAACAGGCTTGTCAATGAACGTTGTATCTATTTCTTTCTCCTTTGAGAAAATAGTATTTTTAGTTTCTTCTTCTTCGGTTTCTGGTAACATTACACTATCTGCACCTGGTTGTCCAAATAATTCATCAATGTTAACTTCAACCTGATCTACCGTTGTAGATTCTTCTACTTTAGAAGACGTATCTGCTACTTCTTCTATAGTGTTTTTTTCTTCACTCATTTTTGTTGGTTTTGTTTATATAATAATATACTAAAATAAATCTTAAAGATTTAAAACTATTTGTAAGTTTTTATTTCTTTTTTTGCATTATATAGCTAAGTGTCATCCTTTCTTGGATTAACATCATATTTATTTTTATTTTCTCTTGCAATTTGTAACTGTTTATCTGCTATTTCTTTCTGAGCTTGTATTTTTTCTCTTTCAATTTGATTTTTAGAAGCTTCATTATTCATTCTATTAACTTCTTTTTCTCTTTGAAGATCTGTTTGCTCTTGATATTGTTCTGTTTTTCTAATATCAGACATAGCATCTTGGAAGTCAGATTGCATATTCTTATCAACATCTGACATAGCACCATAACCTGCAGCTCTAATTTCAGCAATAAGAATATCTTTTCTTCTATCCTTCTCAGCTTCTTGAGCTTCAGCATCAATTTTCATTTGCTCTTGCTGTTGTTGAGCTTGTAATTGTTCTTGTTGCATTTGCTGTTGTTGCTGCATTTCTTGTTGTTTCTGCTGCTGTTGTTTTTCTTCTGATGTTTTAAGAACAGTATTTAATCCAGCAACAGAGTCAGATTGTATAATCTTACCTAAGTCATATATAGATGCTCCAGAAGTATTATTCTGCATTGCTAATTGTTTAAGTTGTTCTAATACCGCTCTATGATTAGCTGTTGTACTACAGAATATATTAAGGTCTCTTAACAATAAGTCAGTACCATTTATCTGAAAGTTTACTTTCTCATCTTGAGATGTTATATATGTTAGTCTAGTAGATGGTTTTGTACTATGATAGTATTGTGCAAGATCAGTTCTCATCTCATGTACTCTAGGCATTAAGTAATCTGCATGCTGTACAAAGTACATTTCAGTCTGAGCATAAGAAGCGTTTGCTGCTTGTTCTACACCAGTTGCTGTCATCTGAGAAAGTTGTTGACCCATTCTCTGTGGGTTAACACCAATTACTTCATAAGCTTGTTGCTTAAAATGATTTGCTAGCTGAACTCTAGACATAAGTCTATTAGTCTGATCTAAATCAAGTTTCTGAAAGTGTTGGAAGTTTAATGCATTCTCTGTATTTGTAATAGATGTATCAAGAGGTAACATTTGGAAATCTTTCATGGCCACATAAGCCTTAGATAAATTACCTTTACCCCAGTCTTCACCTAATGAATGTTTTGGTAATGCATTTTGATCTAATAAAATTACAGTACCTAATTCATCTACTAATATATCTGCAATCTGGTTGTTTACAATATTAAATCCTATTTGATAAGGTTTCATTAAGTCAATCAATGCTGTTGACTTAGTATTTCTATCTGAGAATACTGCACCTTCTACAGGAAGCTTACAGCCATATAAAGAATCACTACCTTTAAACTGAAACTTCAAAGGATTTAATTTATTGTCATTTATACCTAAATAAATTGGAGTAAACCCACTAGGATTATTCATACCCCAATAACTTGGCATATTAGGTCCTATTTTAATACCACCCCATACTTCATTAATCCAGATCCAGTCTATATGTTCTCCAAATAATAATGTTTCTTTGTTTTTATTTTTGAATAATCTATTATCATAAATAGGCTTATCTGTAATCTTATACTCTTCTGTTACAATTTCATTTATAACATTTCCATCTTCTGTAACTTTAACAAGATGCCCTAGCTTTCTTTGTGACTTCCAGTATGCTTGAGTAACCCTTAATAGATTAGTATCAGGGGAATCATACATACTTTCACTTTCACCTATAATGTCAGCTACAACATCTCCTCCATCATAAAGTCCGTTACCACCCATGAAACTAGTGTATTGTCTCATAGCTAAAGATGGCATATTAGTATTCCATTCATGAGACTTAGTAGCATCATAAAAAGAACCGTCATTTTGTAAACCAGTTATATTATAACCAGCAGATCTAATTGGGTAAACAGCTTCTAATGCTTCTAGCTGTTCTTCGGTCATTAAGAAACCAAACTTATCTACAACATCTGCAGCAGTTAACATATCTGTTTTACCTACCCATTGACCTTCTGATATATATCTTGTATCTGGAGATTTGTGATAGAATGTAAGTGCAGGATTCCAAAGTTCTACTTGATAGTCATCTTCCATCATATGGAAATGCCAGAACTCTCTATCTGTAATAAGCATATCTCTGAAACCTCTTTCTTCTAGCTCTTCCATTCTAAACCTTTCTACATCTACTTTATGTTGATGTTCTGCCCACTGTTCTACCATAGATCTATAGTCTTTCTTAAAGAACTGTTCTATTTCTGGTAAAGTTTTAATATTCTCAGGAGACATTTGCTGCTGCGCTTCTTCATTATTTACATCTAAACCTTGAGCAACCATAGCAGCCATTATCTTAACTTGTGCATCAGCCATTAATGTTTGTTCTACTTCAGCTCTTTTTTGCTCAAGCATTTCATTATATGAAAACTCATCAACCGCTCTATAAGTTAATTTAGTAGATCTCTTTGCAAATTCTGCGACAAGTACATTCACAACATTTGGTATAATAGGATAGAATCTTAATTCAAGAGCATTTGAAGTATCATCTAAAAGATTTTCTACAATGTCTTTCATTTCATTATCATCCTCTACAATGTAATCTGTTCTATCAATAATACCTTTTGCTAACTTGTAGTTCTTCATTAGTCTTCTTGAGTTTCTTCTCAATTGTTTAAGACCATTCCATTCTAACCAATCTAGATTCCATGCAGCCCATTCTTGTGTTTTATCCTTCTTAGGTAGGAACTGTAAAGGCTGGGTAAGAGTACCCATTCTTTCTTGTTTTACTTTAGCTCCTTTTTTTAATTGGAGCGCATTATATACCTGCATAGTATTTATTTAATGTTTTTAAATGGAGAACGTTTAAAAGAACCTGATTTAAATTTTTTATATTTATTACCAACGTGTCTAAACGGACTACTCTTTAATTTATATAAATTTTCTGACTTTTGCAACTTTTTAGCATCATCATCTAGTATAGTTCTTTTCCTGTAACCCCTGTTAGATTCTTGTATTCTCATAAAAGCAACCAAGGCTGCAAATGAAACTAATCTATCCACGTTAACACCATCTGCATATTCTCTCATCTCTTTAATTAACATAGGATCTGGTATTCTTTCTATACCATATGTTTTTCTAACTACTGTACCATCTTCTTTTGTTTCTACATCAATCTCTTCTTTTGTAAACTCAATTGTATAAGATAGTAAGTGAGCTTTGAATAATGTTCCTGTATTTTTCCAACCATATTCTTGGAATACATTTGCATTAGCACCAAGATCTTTAAGAAACATTATTTGGCTTTTTGGTACTAAGTATTTTTGTTTCTTTCTATGAATCATATAATTGATAAATAACGATATGTTATTTTCAATTACTGTCCAGGCATTATACCACTCTATTATATGTTCTAGTTTTTGATGTGTTTTATTTATATCATCAAATCTACCGCACCATGCAGCTACTATTTTACTAGGTTCAACATAAGTCTCTGTTTCTACTCCAGTAACTTTAGTTACTTCTACAGAGTTTTTCATTACATAAATAGAACACAATGATTCTGACGTTGTAGTTTTACCTTCTGACACGGGGTCAATAGATGCATAGTATGTTCCAAAATCTGGATTTGCAACAGGTCTCTCCCAAACTACAAGACAACCTTCTTTATCTTCTGTTTTCTTTTTTATTGGAAAATCTTTTATTGGTTGTTTATTAGACTTTCTAGATTGAAGCTGTCCTTTCTCATCTTCATATAGTTCTAAAAATTCATAACCATATTCTTTATCTTCTATTCTTTGTTGTTGTGCAGCAAGTAAGTGTGTAGGAAATACAGATACTGATCTATGATCAAATGCTTCTTTTATATTTCTTGGATGCTGAGATATTCTAAGTTGATAGTCTTCTGGTGCCAGTTCTTTTTTCCAATCTTCAAATTGTTTTTTTAAAGCCACCAAAGCTTCTTCTACTTGAGAATTACCATAATCATCTATGTGCGGAGGCATAGACCATTGTTCTGGTATAAATAAACCTGACAAACCTGTAGTACCTTTATCATCTATAAGATCTGTCTCTACAGCATAAACATCTTTAGATGTAGGATTCATGATCATATCTTTTAACGGATTACACTGTGATAAATCACCCACTGATCCTGCTGCTACAAACAAACCTGTAGTTGTTAAACCTGACCTCATTGCAGGTCTCATATACTCATATGTTTGATCCATCTTAGGTGCAATACCTGCCTCCTCATGAAAGAAGTATTTTACTGGACCCCCTACACCATTTGTTGGATCTTTCTCAAATGACATAGCTTGTATTGTACCTTTTAAACCTACTTCAGTTTTTCTGTTTCCTTTTCTAACCTCAATCTTTTGCTGCCACATCATAATTTTACTTGGATTCATAGGTCTATACCAAGCAGTATGTTCATTTAAGAATGCAGCATATTCATCTAAAAACTTCCAAGAACCTTTCTCATTTATATAATCTTTAAGACTTGCTCCTATTTTTAAAGTTACCCCAGCTTCAAACCATAGTTGATTTATAAGCTTTGCCATATGATAATAAGAAGATGCTATCTGACGTTTTTTTAGTATAGCAACATGTTTATAGTTTAGTTCTGCCAACAGTTCATATAAAGCCATATGATACTGAGCATCTCTAATATCAGCAAAACCAAACTGCTGTATTTCTTTATTAAAGATTGGTAAAAAGTTTAACCACATGTAGTAGTCTCGTGGTATAAGCCATGTTCCTTTTTTTGATTTAAATATTACACCCTTTCTACACCTCTTCTTTTCACTATCCCAATAATTAATAAAGTCTTTTGATTTAAAAGGAGAATCACAATAAAAACCTTGTGTATTAAATTTTATAGCTTGTGAATTAAATTCTTTAGATGTTTCATCAAAAGCATACTGACCAGGTTCTCTAAAAAGATCTTTTACAAATTCAGCAAACTCTTCTCTTGACTCAAAGTCTGTAGTAGTCCATGTGCCATTATCCCATGTAGGTATATCTTGATATATTTCAGTCTTATTGATCATATCCTAAACCATAACCACCTCTAACTGAAGACTGCTGTTCTTCTTGTAAATCTTTATATGCACCTTTAAATGAAGATCTAATCTGCTCAAACTTAGCAGCTGCATTTACTATAGAGTTAATATTACCATCTCTACCATGTTCAATTGGCGTAGTCTGCATATATCTACCTAATCTATCTAACATAGCTGCAATACCTTTATATGCTCTGGATGTTGGAGTTTCATACATATTTTCACAAAACTTAAGTGCAGCATATATGTCATCATCTTCTGTAGAAAACTCTGCATCTATTTGTTGTAGTATTAAAGGTTCTTTATCTACTTCTGGTGTATGAAAAAATGGATTTACATCAGGACTGGGACATGTCATATAAAATAAATACTGGTATATTTTAAGATACTGATCAGGATAATTATCCATGATATCTTTTAATGCTTTTAATGTATAGCAGTGTTCAGTAGGAATTACTTTATCATTTTCAATATCAAATAATCTAATTACCATTTTATTTTAAGTTTTTTAAATAATGTAAAATTGCATGTACCTCATCAACTAAATAACTTACTGGAAGTATATTTACTTTTTTAACTATTGGATCTCCGTTATCATTTGTTTTTGTAATAGGATAACCAAACTCATCTTCAGCTTCTTTTTCAAACTCAACATGATAAATAAATATGTTCCCAGGTTTTAATTTAGGATTATGCTTTAATATAATATACATATAAATACTGAGCTGTAAGCTATAATGGTTGAAGTTACAATCATCCAAGTTACTCACTGGCACCTTCATTTTGTCACTTATACCTTCCCAGTTTTTATATGATTCTTTCTTAATTTCTTTGTTAGTCTTATAATCTATAATATGTACTTTATTATTTATTACTTCAACTAAATCTGCTTGTCCACAGATACCTGCAGATTTTAAATAGACCATATGTTCTGGATAAACACCTGGATCTAGTTTTTGTGATGATGATAATTTCTTACCATCTTTTAAGGGCTGTGGTGGACATACTGGTATAGTCATACCATCTTTTTCAATTGACGCAAGTGCGCATAAGTCAGACTCTCTTTGATTATGATAAAATGTACCTAAGTCTGTAGCTCTTTTTGCTTCTTTATTCCAGATCTCTATGATCTTCTTTGGTTCAATATTATACCACTTAGATTTTTTATTTTTAGTAACCTTTTTAGCTACCTTGTCTGCATCAAATGGTTTCTTTAATTTAGATATTACAGATGTAACACTAATCCATTTAATATTTGAATCATCTAAACTGGTATAAGAATGATCTTTTTCATTAAATAATAAGTTCATAATTAATCATTAAGTTCATCTAATATATCTTCTTCTTTTTCAGTCATTAAAGCTTTCCACTCACCTAGTGGACATTCTGATGATAAAGACCTAACCTTAAAAGCTAAAGAACAGCCACACTCATTACAACAAGGGGCTGTTCCTGGAACTTCACATTTATCTCCTTTGCTAGGACATAAATCACATAATACCATTCTTTTAGCTGCTACATCTTCTACAAACGCATCTCTAATGACTGAGTTCTTAATTCCTTCATAAATCTTTTTTCTGTTCTCCCAAATCTTCTTTAAATTCATTTTTAGTTTTTTTAAATTCTTTTTTACGTTCAAATTCTTCTTTATGAAGAACTTGTAAATTTTTAAGTAGTTCTAATTTATTCTCTAAGTTTTTCTTGTTGTAATATGCTGTAAATGTAGAAGTGTCATGATTAATTAAATCTTTAGTATGTTTATCAATAGCCTTTTTTATTAGGTTATGTCTTGATACAAAATGACCTAGACCTTCTATGTTTAATCTTACATGTTTTAAATTACTTAACTCTGACCTACATTCAGCATAATAAAAATCAATAATAGATTCTAATAATTCTTTATCTTCATTTATTTCTTTGCTTATTTCTTCAATAAAAGATTTAGCTTTTTTTGGATTCATTAGCAAAAAATTTATAATCTAATAATACATTTCCATCAACTTGAACTTTTAAAGAAGGGTTTAATAATATCAATTTTTTATTGCTTGAATCTTTAATTATAAGTTTATGTTTTTCTGATTTGTTGAGTGAATTTCTAACTGATTGTGGTGATTTGAAAATAGAATCTTCTTCTGCAGATGCGTCAGAACAAAAATTACTAAGTTCTATTGGTTGATTAAGTGCTAATAATGTCAAACAATCAAGATCAGAATTACTCAATATAATATTATTAAGATAGCAGTGTGTAAGTATTTGATACTTTACAATTTGCCACTTACTAATTTTAACTTTCTTTTGAACTTGATTTACAACTGCCATTTTTTAAGTCCTTTTTAGTTTACTTCTTTTAACAGTTTTCTTGTCTTGTGTAGGAGCAGGTTCTTTTTTTTCTATATCTTCATCTGATCCTTCTGGTGCTTGAGTACTTGCCATAATCATTTGCCATTGATATGCAAAGTTTGCTCTTTTAAAACGAGCTTCTTCTACATCAGTTAATAATTGCTCATACTTTAATTGAGACTCAAGATAAGGAATAGAAGAGTCATAAAAACTTTTCATTTCTTCTTTTCTTGCATCTAGTTCTTCTGCTGATAAATTTTCTGGATTTTCCATTGGTTTTTAATTTTGGTTTAAACAAATATATAAATAAAGTTTAAACTACAGAAGTTTAAATAAAAAAACCTGGGCTATTAAACCCAGGTTGTCGTTATTTAACAATTAACCTTTATGAACAAAGGATCATTACACTTTGTTTTCTGCTTCTACCTGCAGAATCATTTCAAAGTGAATTTTTGCAATTCTATCTCTACCTTCTTCAGATAGTAGATATTTATGACAATTATCGTAATTAGTCATAAAAAAGTTTTCAGAAAGTATTGCAGGCATAGTAGTATTAACAAGTACAGAGAAGTTAGCTTCTTTGTCTACATCTCCATCTGAGTATGTATCTTTTCTCATATACTCACCTTTAAACTCATGAGCAGCTTTCTCAAATAAGATAGTAGCTATACCATCTGATTTAGTTTCTCCTGGTGAAGTATATACTGACCAACCATTGGCTGACTCATCACTAAAACCATTAGCGTGTATGCTTACATATATGCAAGGCTTGTCAGAAGACTTAGCTAATCTATTTGCTGTAGTAGTTCTTTCATTCAAACTAATATCAACAGGAGTATTTACAAGATTAATAGCATCTATACCATTAACCTCACACATAGCCATTAATCTATCTACTATAGCTCTATTAAATTCTCCCTCAAAAAGCTGTGTACCATCGGGCCATACTGGAGATCTTTTACCAGGTGTTTGGTAAACACCATCAATCATGCCTCCATGACCATTATCTAGTATCCATAGATAGTTAGAGCCTTCTACAGGCATAGGATTAACTGATAGGTCAAACTGAGTATGACAATTGGGACATGTAATTATTTTTTCCATATAGTTCTAATTAAGGCAGGTAACATAAATGCCACTGCAAAATACAAAATTAATATGATTGGAGTTACCCCATTATTTTTTTCTGTTTCTAGCTCGTGTAAATTTATCAATTGAAGTCAGTCCTAATGAACCAAATGCAAATAATGCTACAGCATCTACAAGATACTCAGCTGGTCTAATATCATTATGTGTAAACGTGTTAGCTACAAGAGCTATCACTAATGCTAATACACATAGTAATCCTCCTAATCTCTTAGAAGAATAGTTACCAAATTCATCACTTAATAGTTGTTTAAAAAATTCTTTCATAGTTTTTTTTTAATTATTAAAAATCTCACTAGTCTATATACACCATATAGAATAGCAATTAATATAAGCCAACCTAAGACCTTTTTCCATATAGGAGTTTTTTCATAATACTTTATAGGAATCTTTCTTTCTATTACTTTTGTAACTGTGATAGTATCACACTCACCTTTTATGTATACATTCTTTTTAATTGTATCATGAAAGATCTTTACAGTCAACCTTTCTTTTTGCAAAACAAGAGTATCTCTTGTTATCTCAGTAAAGAAGTGTTCATTAATAATAGTATCATGAACTACTCTAGGTACTTCAACAGTGACTGTGTCGTGAATTACTACTGTATCTGTAGTTAGAAGATATGGATGTTTTTCTATTAATCTTGTAAATCTTCTCTGAGGAGTGCAGGCAAACATGCCTAGCAATAATACTGCAATAAGAAATCTTATCATTTATTTTTTATCGTTGATAGCATTAATGATCCTTAGTTCCATGGCTTGCATTTCACTTTTAAGATCTGCTAATGCTTGATCATTCTTTTCTCTGTTTGCTTCAACTTTACCCTTTAACTCATTAATTCTATTATGAATTAAATCAAGGCTTTCTTTTTTATCACCTTTTATTTCTGAAAGATCTTTTGAAAGATTGTCTAATATTAATTGTTGAATTGCCACTTTGCCTTTTAATGTATGCCAAACTCCTAATGCTCCTACTAAGGATACTAATAGAGCTACTAATGCATCAAAACCTATTTGTAAACCTGAAACGTCCATCTGTAAATAATAAATATATATCTATAATATACAAAAATTATTTAAATATCAGTGAAAATACGTAGTATTTATAAGGGAAATTTACAAGAATCTACCTGTCTATCATGTCTATCTACATTCTCTGCTCTAACTCTTTTGTAATCTATAGTAAGAATTCTACCTCCTGTAGGTTTAACTGGAGCTCCACGTTCTACATGCCACCCCTTGCTACCTGCTCCATATTCCTCCTTGTACGTGCCTGTGAGCATCATGTGAAGTTGTTTTTGACAATGTCTATATACACTAGATCCTTGAACACAAACATCTCTTACATCATTCCTAGCTGCATTCTCATGTATATGACCCATAGTAAATACATCAAAGTCTTCATACATCTCTAATGCTCTTGTTAAATTAAGCGCTCCTTTAGTAACTACACCACCTCCACCAGATCCATGAAAGTACTTTATCTTAATAGCTCTTGTAGAATCTCTACCATTTTGTTTTTTTCTAAGAGATTGTGTTACTATAAACCAGCCACCATAACCACCTGTCATTACATTGGTGTTATTCTTAAGGTTAAGCATCTTAACAAATCTAGCTAGTATGTCTGTTTCTTGCCATTTGATAATGCCAGTCTCATGGTTTCCATAACCTATAACTGTGAGAAGATGTGCATAAGGACTCCACCATTCTACTGCTGTTTCTACTATTGAATCTAAATATTTAGCATTGTTATGCTCTGGTCTTATATCAGACTTGTTTCTTCTGTTATCTCCTCTACCTTGCATTAAACAAAAGAAATCCCCATTAACCATAATAGGGATTGAATTATCTAAGCAAAAGTCTAAATCATTCTTTAGAAGCTTCCAGTCACACTTTGGGTTGTCCCAGTGTATATCTGAGAGCATAGCTATTTTTGCCCTAGTACCATCTAATTTTAATTCATGAATATTATCAGCATGTTTAATTAGTTTCATAGCTATTTTTTTTGATCATGGTCACCTAATATAATGTTTTTAAATGAATAATCTCTCTTTATTTGATAATTACATTTAAGACACTTCTTACTTTTTTGTTTTGTATATCCTATACAATTAGGGCAGTACCCTGTTGTTTCTTGAATTTTTTTACTCATATATTATACGGGTGCGTCTTCTACTATATCTGCTTCTTCCATATTAATACTTAACGCATTATTTTCACTATTTGGAGCATCACCTACTCTATCCCCAATTCTATCAAAATCAGGACCACCTGTTAAATTAAAGCCACTACTAGCTGAATCAGTTTCTTCCCAAACAGTATTAAATGTAGTACCTTCTCCAAATTTATAATACACAGTAGGTGAAAGACTAGATATATCTGTTGGGGTGCCAGAGTTATATATTGCAGAAGCTTGACTTTGTAAATTAGAATTATTCCATATTGCAAATTGAGTAAGTTTACCTTGGTAATATCCTCCAAATGATCCAAAAAGTCTGTTAGCTCCTATAGCCATTCCATCACCAGCAGGAGTAATAGAAGTTATATTAATAGTATTTTGACCTGCTAATGTTTGATCAAGACCATTAATAAATATTTTAGCTTTACTTCCAACAGGTTGAGTTAAATCTAATGTAAGCATTACATGATACCAAGAGTTAGCAG